GGTGGATGGAACGCAAGCTGGGGCGATTCTTTACGATCGATGCCAGCGCGGTCAAGCGAACTTATCAGTCCACGCTCTACAGCAACCAGCCCAAGTCTTTATTCATAGATGACCTGGTGACCGTTACTGCACTCAAGACAGACACAGACGATGACGGCACCTTTAGCGACGAGGATGCATGGGCCACTACCGACTATGAACTACTCCCGCGGAATGCCGCCGACGGCCCGGAGCCGGGGCCATATACCGAGTTGTTCATCCCACCCTGGTCTACTAAAGACGCATGGGGGCAGCACCGAGTAGAAGTTGAGGCGACGTTCGGCTGGCCGGCTGTACCCAGTGCTATCGAACGGGCGTGTATACATCTGACTGGCATCCTGCGGCTGGAGACTCCGCGTGCTACACGTAACGTCAACATTGGCGCCGAGACTGTCTTAGAAACCAGCCGTCAGGCGCAGGACATTATCAGCCGCATTATGAACGTCTATGCGAAGGCGGGGCTGTTTTAGTGGCTACAATTACCGTCCAGCTTCAAGGGCTGGACCAGTTGAAACGCAAGCTCAAGCCGAAACTCTATGAAAAGGCGGTCGCCAACCTGATGGAGGATATGGCCATCATAGGCGAGCGTACCGCTAAGCAGCGGGCACCCAGGGACACGGGCGCGCTTAAACGCTCCATCCATTCAGCGGTAAAGCCGACTAGCGCCCGAGTATTCAGCAACCTGAATTACGCGGTGCCGGTGGAGTACGGACGCGGGCGCGGCAAACGGATGCCGCCGCCGAATGCACTGCATGGCTGGCTCAGGCGGCATGGTATCCCGGTCAGTGCTGCGTATGTGGTGGCGCGGGCCATCGGGCGCAGGGGCATCAAGGGCCGGTTCTTCATGAAGGCCGCAGTTGATGCCATCAACATGAAAACACCTTTTCTTATTAAGGTCGCCTCTGGTGCTATCGCTAAGAAGTGGTCGAGGTAACGAGTGGGAGATATACGAACGGTCATGGGTAACGTGGTCACGCTACAGGAAGGCCTGAGCATCACCGCCCCGATCAGCAGCTCGATTAAGCGGGCTTATAAATACATGCCACCGGCGGCATCAGCCCTACCAGATACACCGTGTTTCTTCAATAGCTGGACGCTCCAGAATCAGCAACTCGATATCAGCCTCCGCATTCTGTCCTATACCGTGCATATGCAGTTGGCCGTATTGGACGCCGACCAAGATGTGGCGGCTGACATCGCCAGCTCGTATATGAACGCGCTCATCACGGCGCACAACGCGGATGTTCAACTGAGCGGAAGCTGTACCCTGACCGCGTTACGCGGGGGCGATCCCACGCTGGCCGTTTTGAGCTGGGCTGGGCAGGACTACATTGGTTTGGATTTATTTCTGGACATAGAGATCAAAGACGCCGTAGCGATCTCATAGGAGGTATGGGAATGGCTTGGAAGTTTGTCGGAGGCGACGACGGGGCCTTCATCCCCGGAGTCCCGGCTCGTGACCTGAGCGATAAAGAGGTCAAGGAGTTAGGCGTGCAGGAAGCCGTGGAAGCGTCCGACCTGTACAAGAAAGAACGGGCTAAGAAGCCCGAAGGAGTTAGCTGATGGCTGCTGGTATTCAACCCCTGACGCTCGTCCAGGTAGGTAAAGAGTCCACAGCGGGCACTGCCGTGGCCGCGACGCGCCGTGTCCTGACCAAGAGTGCGACGTACCGCCAGCAACAGACCCAGGAGATGTTCGAGGGGCAGCTCTCGGGCGTGCTGTCGCGGGCGGTTACGAAGCCGAAAATCACCCGCGAGGCGTCGCAGTTGGAGATCTCAACCGACCTCGACTTTGAGCAAGTCCTCATGCCGCTACTTAGTGGCGTAAAGGGCGGCGTTACGCCATCGAGTCCCGGTTCAGGCGAGGCTCGCTTGTGGACATTCTCGCCGTCCCAGACCGCTCCGAGCGTGGACAGCTACACGCTGGAGTTCGTCGTGGATGACGGCTCCACAAAGCAGGAAGTCGAGGCATCGTTCGGGGTCACGTCATCATTCGAGATCACGGGCGGAGTGGAAGCGTTGCCGCAGATTACGTGGTCGATGGACGCCCGCAAGTCGCTCGACAGCACATATACCTCCGGCATCTCGTTGCCGGGGATGGCCAACGAGTTCGCGTCCAACCTGCGGTGGTCGGCGCATATGGACGACACGTGGTCCGCCATAGGCGGCACGAACATCGGCGGGCAGGTGTACGGGTTCACATGGGGCCAGAGCGCGTATGTCATGCCTCAGTACTACCTCGATGGCCGTGACACGCTAGATTTCAGTGGCGTGGAGCCTCAGACGAGGACGACTGATGTGGCGATTGAATGCACCTACGACACCGGGGCCTCGAACTTCGCTGAGACTGAGATGGCGAAGAAAGACTCGGGCACCATTCGCTTTCTCGAACTGCGAATTGCCGGGGCGGTGTTCGGGACACCGGATGCAGCCCTTAACAGATTCATAAAGCTGAGGGGCTGCTTCGTTCACGCGGACGACTCGATGGAAGAGTTGGGCGCAGACCGCGACGGAAACAGCGTCCTGTCCATGCACCTCGTGAGTCAGTACGACCCAACGGGTGGCATCGATGTGGATTATTTAGTGCAGAACAACGTGGCGTCATTCCCCTAACCATAAGTTTTTAAGAGGAGGAAGCATATGGGCCTAGTTGGAGAAACCACCAAGCAGCGTTTGGATATTCCGCATGAGGCTGGCGAGTGGATGGAGATTCTGCCCCTGTCATGGGCACATCTCGAAGTCGCTCGTCGCCTCAAGACGGAGGAGGCCATCAAGCAGGCGTCGCTGCTCGACGCCGCGATGATGAAGAACATCCAGTCGGTAGCCGCCGAAAACCCGTCCGCCGCAGCCTCGGCTGGTGACGGACTGGACAAGGGCACCGTTCTGGAATATGGGATCACAGCGTGGTCATATCAGATCGAGGTATCGGCGGAGAACGTCCGCTCACTGGATGAGGCGACGGCAATGTGGGCGTTTGATGCAATCGCGTCCCGGTCTGTACTGAGCGAGGACGAGCAGGGAAATGGAGCAGCGCCGCGAAGCGATCATATCTAAGCGGCGCAGCCCTGCCTGATGAGCTTTCCGAGGTGTACCTGATGCAGGAACTAAGCCTGAGCTGGGAGGACGTTACCCAGATGCCCGCCAAGGCTGGGCTGGCTCTGCGCGTCCTGCTATCTGCTAAGGCGGACGCCGAGCAAACGCAGGCTCGCTGGGCGAAGCGCGATACCAGGTCGGCGCGGCGCTAATGGCAGTCGGAACCGCCGAACTCCAGATACTGATCAACGCGAAGGACGAGGCCAGCGGCACCTTTAAGAAGCTCGGCGGAACCCTCGGGAAGTTCGCCAAGATCGCAGCCGTTGGCGTCGGTACTCTCGCTGTCGGTGCTGGGGCTGCCACGGTAGCTGCGGTAAAGATGGCGGCGAGCTACGAAACCGCGATGAAAGAGGTCGCCACGCTTGGGGTGCCTGAAGAGCAGATGAAGGTGCTCGAAGAGGGCGTCCTCGACCTATCCCGCAGGCTGGGCGTAGACGCGGTTGAGGCTACAGGTGCGCTGTATCAGGCTATCAGCGCCGGAGTGCCACCCGAGAACGCGCTTGCATTCCTAGAAACCGCGAGCAAGGCCGCTATCGCTGGCGTCACAGACGCCGAGACTGCTGTGGATGGCATCTCAACCGTCGTTAACGCCTTCGCGGGTCAGAACATAACTGCGACCGAGGCCGCCGACATTATGTTCGAAACCGTGAAGGGTGGGAAGACGACGTTCGAGCAACTGTCAGCCTCGATTGCCAATGTCGCACCGTTAGCGAGTGCGACCGGGGTTTCCTTCGAGGAGGTCAGCGCGGCACTAGCGACCATGACCGCTTCGGGCACTGATACCTCCGTTGCCACTACTCAGATCCGCTCCGCGATTCAAGCGTTGACAAAGCCGAGCGAGGGGCTGACCGCGATCTTCGAGGCGGCGGGGTTCGCCTCTGGTGAGGCGGCGGTGGAAGAGCTTGGCTTCGCCAAGGCCGGGGAAATCGTCGCAAAAGCTACGGGCGGCAGCGTCTCGGAAATGACCAAGCTGCTGGGCAGCATCGAAGGCGTCCAAGGTGTGCTGGGAGTGACGGGCGATCAGGCTGGTACGTTCGCCGATAACGTCGAGGCGATGGCAGACAGCGCCGGGGCAGCGGATGCGGCGTTTGACGTGATGTCGGGTAGTTTCGAGTTTCAAATGGGGCGCGTCAAACAGGCGTTCAAAACCGGCATGATTGAAGTGGGGTTGCAAATCCTTCCAGTCATTACGCCCATCATGGAGGCGCTGGCCGACAAATTGCCCGCCGCCATCGACGCCACCGTCGGGAAGATCAAGGACTTCGCCACAGTAGCCAAGGACATCCGCGACAGGATTAGCGAAGTCCGGGACGCAATAGACGAGTCAGGCGGAGCGTTGAGCTTCCTGCGCGAAAGCATCGCCGAGCTGGGATCGCCGTTTGCGGGCATCATCGAGATTTTCGAGGACGGCGAAGGATCAGGGAAGCGGCTCGCCGAAGTGCTGCGACCAGTAGACGATGCATGGAGGTCGATGGCTGGCGCTCTCGACAAGGTGAAAGGTCCGCTCGGCGAGGTAAAGGACGCGCTGTCACCGATCACCGATGCGTTCCGCAATCTGGGCGACGCCGTAGGGGCCAGCTTCGGCGTGATTATGGACAAGATCGAGCCGCTGATCCCCCTGTTTGTAAATATGCTGCTCCCCGGCTGGGCGAAGTTCCTGGAATTAGTCGGGAAACTTATGCCCGTGGTCATGGAGTTCGGCAAAGACGTAATCCCGGCTGTAGCGGAAGCCCTGGACAAGCTCGCCGGGATTTGGGCGACGTTCTTCGGCGGCGGTGACGATGAAGGCCCGACCATCTTCACAACCGTGATGGAGAAGGCCAAAGAACTTGCCGAGATGCTCCGCGTGACTCTTGGGGACGCTATCGGAAAAGTCGTGGGGCTGCTGAAAAATCTGGCTGAACCCGCTGGCGAGTTTGCCGAGAT